GCTACAATGTTATTGCAATCTAGTAGGTAATTCTTTTCCGTTACCCTATGGGATGCGTAAGTGTTTAGCCCAAGCAGATTAATGTTCTTAAAATTCATTGTGTGTAATACCCAATGTTGTTTTTAGAAGTGATTTTGATCACTCGACCGTCAACCCTAGGGCTGATTAGATCCATAGTTTCCGCTTTCATAACGTCAAACATGGTTTTTGCAAGTGCTAACCGTTCTTGGTCTCGGATGATTTCATACATACGCATACAAACTGTTTGGATGAGCATGTTTTGAAGATCTACTGGCATTTGAGGGTACGAAGTTTGCCCTGTGAGGTTCACATAATCACCCGTCGACATCCTTTCTGTTGAAGCACATGTGAACTGGTTCCCTAAAACCGTGCATGTGACCGCTTCATCTACACAATCAAAAGAAGGTTGAGATTGAATGATGTCAACTGTAGGAGTTGAACCCCACCCACTTGGGACAGAATCAACTAAAAACTGAGTAGGACTGATTACTGTGATTTGCGAGCCTTCATTCTCAAGCACACACAAGTTTGGTCTACGGTAGTAATACATTCTAACGTAGCCTTGCTGCACTGCATTGATCGGGTATGTTTTGATTCTGTTGTTTTGTACTACAAACCCATATTGGTCATAGTATCGATAAAAGTTATATTGCTGGTTTTGTGCAATGTTTGGTAAAAATAACTGAGGAAGTACAGAGATTACATTTCTTTGGTTTTCATCTTGATGGTAACCTACAATGTGAACGTCCCTTAGCTTTTTCCCCATCGCGATAGAAGGAATTTCGTAAATTCCGGGTGTAGTCGGTGCGAAGTCTTCAAAGTCAACGTAGTATTCTGCACCTGCCCTAATGACCATAGGGAGGATAGTGGCCCTAAGTTCGTAATTGATTGTTTTTAAAATTTCAGCATCAGTTACAAGCGCTTGGTCTGGGAGACCTGCTCTCAAACGGATTGTAGCGATTAGGGAATCACTAGAATATTCTGCCACTACATACCCATCCTACGCATTAGTTCGGGGTCCATCATTTCTTGTGGTAACTCTGAAGGAGAAGCCATTTGCATTTGCTGGTATTGTTCCAACGGCATCACAGCTTCTACCTTGCGAGTCATACCCCCTCCAATTTCTGGAGGAAGCATTTCTTCTTGTGAGCGCATCATTTCTAACGCTCTCATGTTCGGGGTCATGTCGATCTAGGACCTGGTTTCCAACCAACGCCAGGAGTAAAAATACGACCTGCAACTTCATCAGTCTCAGGTTGCATCATTCTAGGATCCATCATACGAGGGTCCATTGGCATTTGGTCTGGTTGTGTGTAAAGTTCTGGAGGAAGCATGACTTCCTCTTCCATCTCCATAGCACCAGGTCTTCGAATGTTTAAGGCTCTACTATTCGATGTTTCCATTATTGTTCGTCCGTCCAAAAGCTATAATAATCAGATGCAGTTCCACCGGCAAGAACCCCAGAACCCGTGATTGTGAAACCGCCCAAGTTTTCCGTAACAGTGTAGTAGTTCCCAATTTTACCTGGAACCTTTGACACTACAGTCACAGTTACATTGTCAATACCACCTGTCAAAGTCGCTCCAGATACCGAAGTATTTGAACCAGACTCTGCCAATGTGTATGCGTTACCAATCGTTCCAGCAGTTCCGAAAGTGACCAGTATCTCAGTTGCACTGAAATCATAAGTCGCGCCTCGAAGATCTGTATCGGTTGAAGCTAGGATTGCATTGTAAAGGTTTTCGACTGTTGCCGCTACTGTTCCGCCAATTTGGTATTCACCAGCCGCTGGAGTTCCTGCCACTGCCGTAAACACAACACTGTTAAAAGTTACAGTGTCTAGTGCCGTCGGTTGACCTGCGAAAGTTACCGTTCCAGTTGCTCTTGCAGTGGAAAGGTCTTTGTACGTCGCATAAACAGTGTCGCTAACCGCTTCAGTTGGTGAGTTGTTAATTGCGTTTACAAGGTTTTGAGCAGTAACTTGGGTAGACGTACCGATGTTGAACTCATTGTCAACGGCTCCAGATGCTCTTGCAGTAATTGCTTGACCACCAAGAGTCAAGGCTTGACCTGCTGTTAAAGTGTTTGCCGTGAATGTCCCTACTGCTTGAGCGCATACACCACCCATAGAAACATTTATGATTTCTGTAGAAGGAGTGTCATTGGCTGTTGCAAGTGGGATTGTGTTGTCGATTAGACCACGGATTAAACGTCTGAGACCAGCACGGGAATCACCCCAGTTACCGTTAGACATATTGGCAAATTCTTTTACAAACGAGTCAGAAGCCTCATATTTGATATTAAGATTAAGGTTTTTCATGTGGGTGTCGAGGGCGATCTCCGCCCTCTCTCCTATTTGTTAGTAGGTGATCCCAGAAACTCTGAGGCACGCTTTAAGTTCGTTTGTGAATAACGATTGGTCAGTGAATGTTCTTAACTCAACCCCGTTGGAGTCTTGTAGAGTGAAGAAAAACTTCTCATTGTTCAATGGGTCATTAAAGATAATGTCGCAAGATCCGACACGTTTAAGAACACCTTTTTTGAACAAGTAAGCGTAACCCCACTTTGCATACATGTGAGCCATGATAGTCACAGAACCGTTTGCAGTGTGATACATAATCTGCTTAGTTCCGTAGTCTACTTGTGCTTTATTGTAGCTAGAATCCATTACGCGTAATGCGTTGTTTTGTTTTGCAAGAGAAGACCAAGTTTTCGCATTACAGATAAGGATGAAATCACCCTCAACACCACGAGCATAAAGTTGAGAACAACACTGCTCTAGTTTGTCGAATGTGAATACCCCTGCGGAATCAAAACGGTTGGCACGCCATACAGACCAGTTGTTAGAGTTGAGGTCAAACAATGACCCAGATACGTGACCGCTGATTACGTGAAGCCCTACCATCTCATTTGTTACGGATCCCTGAACCCTGTGGTAAAGGTTTACTTCGCCTGGGTTAGCGGCAATGTCGGAATCTAATTGCGCAATCAATCCAACAGTAGAACAAATTACAGTTAAAGTTTTAGCTGCAAAATCTACAGTGTCAATTGTGAACTCAGAAACCCCACCACTGGAAATCAATGTGTTTGTTTCAGGGCCGTAAGTACGGATAAAAGCTTGTAATGGCATCCCTTCAGAAGCAGACCAAATACCCTCAGACCAATCAGCCGCTGTAACAGTCAAAACAGTTTTAGTTGTGGATACGTTCGCAGAGCTTGCAATGTTTGCAAGACCGTATTGACCATGCATAAGAGCAAGTTCAAGGACAGTTTTTGCTGCACGGTTCAAAAAGAATACTGGGTATTGAGTAGCTGTCAAGAAAGCTTGTGGGTCAGTTTGCGCTCTTGTGAGGGCTGCAACTGCGATTTGCTCTCGGTTAGTTACCTGGTTACCTTTGATTCTTGCTGGCTGAGTTTGACCTGCAATTGCAGATGCAAGAGTATAGTTGGTTGCTGTAGTTCCAGCTTTGGTTGTTCCCCAAGACTGGCCTACTTGGATAAGTTCGATAAAATACTGACCTGTTCGGTCTGCTTCGCCTTCATTGAAAGCAAACATTTTTTGAAGTTTTACTTGTTCCGGGTAAACGCTGATAGGTCCGGCACCGTATTGGTCTTTAAAGTTACCATTCAGCGTATTTTCGTCTAATGCTGACATAAATACATCCTCTAGTGAGTGTTAATAGTTTAGTTTTTTAGTTCTGAACTAGAGGCGAATGGGGTTCGCATTGGTTTCAGTAAATAGTGCGAACGAGGAAGGGTTGGCACCCTGTCATTTCAAATAAAAACATGATGCCAAATATTGTACTTGTCAAGTATTTTTTTATCCAAAACTTGGCTTGGCTGGTGGTAAATTATCATACCCACATTCAACCAAATAAGACCTCGCTTGCTCTGGGGAATTGATAGGCATCTTTTCCAAAGGCTGCTTGTCTCTTGCTTCAATTTGTTTTGCAAGGGCTAGGATTTCTTCCTCTGATAAAGTGCCATACTTTGCTGGTAAAATAGGCTCTGTTTTAGGTTGCTTTGGTTTTTTTACTGCCATTTATTACTTCCTCCGGCTTAATATACGAATCAAAATACTTGCCTTTGTAAAATACCCCTACATTGATAATTTGACCACCTGGTTCTGTGGAAAACCGAATCTCTACACGGAAAACCCAAAGAAGCAAGTTAATCACTGAATACCAAAAAGGAAGTTTCAATGAAGACCAAGTAAACCCGTTGGTTGTAAACCTGTTCGAATGTAATACCATTCGATACTTGGCTTTTTCAAATATGCCTTGTGCCCACTTTGGCATAGGCTTATGAGTATTGGCTTCAATCCAGTTCTGTACCCCAGTCTCAAACTTTTTTCTTTGCTCGAGGATCCTGCGCTGCTCTTTTACTTGCGAACTCATCAGTATTTTTTCATCCCTTGGCTTTGCAACCATTCCTCTTCTGACATCGCTCCCTTATTGACTGGTTGTGGAGTAGCCTTACCTTGAAACCCTTTCGATACCGTTCTTGTGGGTGTTGCACCTGGTTGCGCCGCAGTCGAATTTGCTTTCTTGAAAGACATCCCTAATTGTGCCATGTACTTAGCAACTGATTTAAATTGCTCTTGAGTGATTGGTTCTTTTTGTTGTCCAAACTGTTGTTTGCACATTTTAACCATTACGTCCCAGGTAGTGTCATTGATTTCGATGCCTTCATCGGTAAGTGCCGAAGCAATTCCTGTTTGGTAAAGAGGAGCACGTTGCTGTGCTTCCATGCTGTTTTTCAGCTCTTCTGCTTCTTGCTTGTAGCGTTCCACTTCTGCCTGCGCTCTTTGTTGTTCCCTGAGTGCGGCCTGCGCTGCCCTTTGTTCCGGAGACATTTCACGTTTTTCAATCAGTTTTAAAGCCATTTTTTCAATTATGGCCTCTTGGTCCGATTCAGAAATTCCCATGTCATTCATCATACGTTCAAACCCTTCATCTGGAGCTTGGCGGATTTCTTGGAAATAAGTTTCTACGTCCCCTTTGTAAGACTCATATTCTGGTCTCAGTTTTGATGCTTCTTGGTAGGCTTGGTTAAGCTTTAAAGTCCTTTCTGCAATGTGCAACAAAAGAGGCGCATTTTTCTCATCATTGATCAAAGGCAACAAAGCTTCCTGTCCTACTGCCTGGAAAAACTTTGTCATCCATTCAGGGTTAACGGTCTTTTCATTCCCATGAATGTCTTTAATTTTATACTCAACGGTTGGCGGTAACTCATTAGGCTTTTCGTTAGGCAACTGTTCCCCGTTTTCTTGAGTAGGTAATTGCTGGTCTGTTGGCTGTGGTTGCGCCGTTTCTTGCGATTTTGCCACTTGCCGTGTTGAGTCAAGGAAAGACTGTTCACTTTGGCTTACGCTCGATGGAGCCTGTTGACTTGGTGCTGATTCTGTTGGTGTTGCTACTGCTGTTTCCATTTTATACCTGTTGTTCTTCTGTTATCTTAACGTGTGGTGCATCTGTGACTTTCATCGGTGGTGGTGGCACTGGGTAAGGTGGGATCCCTAGTGTCGCAAGAATTGCTGGGTCTGCCTGTTGCCATGCAATCATGTGCTTCTCAACGTGCTTATTGATTCTAATAACTGCTTCAGGGTTATACCTTATTTCAGGGTTGTATAATTCCTGGTAGTGCTCTTGAATATGCTGAGGATGGTTGTCATACGGAGCCACAATTGGTTCGTCGCCATCCACTAACTGCTCGTTTTCTTGTGCAATCAATGTTTCAGTGTCATTTGTTGCGTTGGTCAAGAAATCAAGGTTGTTGTACTGAATGGATTGGAACAGTTTGTTAGGGTCAATTTGCATCCCGCTCTTCATCATCATCTCAGCAATTTCCATGATATATCCCGGTGTTCTTTGGATCGGATTCCCTATCTCGGCAATCACTAATGCCACGCCTTGGATGTCGTCCTTGTTCCATTCTTTCAGCATGTAGGATTTATCTCGTCCCATGATTTGGGCGAACCTAGGCGCATCTGCGTAAATCTGTAAAGTCTGAATCATCCCGGTGGCTGAAGACTCTAGAAGTCTCACATAAGCGTTCTGAACTCCAGTAAGGTTTTGCACTGCCAGTTGATTCATAAGGGCTTGCCCACGGAAAGTAGACACGTCGCCACTAGGGTTCCCCATAGCCGTCTCATTGAGTCCTGAAATGTCCAGTTCTTCGCGATAAAGCTTCTCAAGTGCTTCGAATAGTTCTGGGGATGTTTTTAATTTCTCAAGCAATTCAGGTGGGTTGTATCCTGCACCGTAGTACATAACATTTAGCGATTCTGCCAATTGGTCGTATTGGACATTAGCACCTTCTTGGACTACGAACGTCTGGCCACCAAGTGTTGATTGGTTTGAGATGATGATTGACCGGATCCTGTCATAAGCCGATTGGATTGGAAGCATGTCGGATGCCCTTGAGTACCCAAAAGGTCTACCTTCTAAATCGCTCTCAACCATACGGTCCAATGGGATGTCTTTGTATGGCAGCCCACTAGAGGGTAGAATCACATCAGCCGTAAGGAATGGAACATACCGACCGCCAGGCACCAAGTCGGTGTCTTTGTAGTAAAACTCATAGAAAGGGATAAAGTCTGAGTCCAGGGTTGACGCTAGATTTCTAATGATCCTTTGCGCGTCTGGAGGTGGGATTGACATAATCCTGTCTGCAAATTCTGGGTATTGTTTGGCAAGTAAGTGACGGTTTTTGAAAGTTCTCACAATCACCCAATCACAGTCTTGCCACTTGTAAGCAGTCCAATCCCTGATCACGTCCATAGGATTCAAAGCCTGGAACTTGATGTCACCTTCATGCACTGGGTAGAAATCATCATAATCGGGTTCCTCACCTTCTGGGAATTTTAGAAGCTCTCCGTTGTAAGGGCCGTTCTCATCCTCGTAACTTTCATCGTAAGGACGGTAGCCAATTACTTTACCTATGGATGGGTCCCAAGGACGGTAAATAAAACCTTCAGTAAGGAACCATGAAAACTCAGCTGCACGCCTTACGCTTGCTTCATAGTTCATGTCCCTGTAGTAGTAGTCTACAATTGCATCTGCCGTTCTGGTTTGTTGTTGAACCGCCGCGTCAGTCTGCACTGCCTTACATTTAAAGGAAGGACGGCTAGATGTTGTGAGGTTTATCACATGGTTCCCAATGTTGCGATAGTGGTTGACGTAAAGCAAATCGTATTCTAGGGAATTCCCTACTTTTAGGATTTTCCCCCGATGGATCATTGCCTGATTCCATTTGTAATAGGAAAAGTTCCAAAGCGCGTAAAAACCAGAGTTGCGTATATACTCAAAGTAAGAGTCTACACGTTTTACCAGTTCCGACCCTATCTTATCATCTGGCAATGTTGCAAAATATGGCTGTGTTTCTTGTGACATTTAAAATCTCTCCACTGCTACTTTTCTCTTTAACCCCAACGCCCCAGCAAAAGGTGTTGGCTTCGCTGTGGATTTAATTTGTGATTGCTGTCTATCCCAATAGAACGTGTCTGGGATCGGATTAGTTACACGGTCTACGTTACGGTTCAAGTAAATAACCGCATCCAGTAAATCAAAGTGACCGTATTGCTCTGTCCTTTCAAAGGAACTAAAGTTTTTGTTCCAGATACCTGACCGAAAGTTCCCGATGGTTTCTTTGCAGTCAGGGTGAATGATGACTTGCCCTCGCTTTACTTGTTCCCTCAAATCATTTACCATGGATTGTTTAATCCCGATCCTTTGGGGGTCATCGGACATATTGGATTTGGTGGTACCTACAAAAGGCAGGTTGTAAATAATGTTTAAGTCTTGGATGATTTGACCATTGTTGTTGTCCCCTACATATCGGTGGACTTTGGATCCTGCCCATAGCTGTTCTGATTTTGTTTTGATAAGCAAGGCGATGTTTGAAGTGACTGCATCCCTATTAGTCAAGGTCTGCTCTGCTTCAATGTAAAGGCACGCTCTCTTAAAATCCCATGTAGCATAAATGATTGCAGTTTTGTCTCCTAACCCCCAGTCACAAGCTACATAGTGATGGTAAAATTTATATTCAGGTTCCCTGTCTAGGATTTGCACGTAGTCAGGTCGCCATTCAGGAATAACCATTTGATCCGTAGCAAAAACAAACAGACCCTCAAGGTACATCTTTTGCATCTCTTCAGAGTATCTCGATTTGAGATTGCTGACGTAGTTGTCCCCAAGTGCAGGGTTGTCCATGGTTCTACCAAAAATAACTTCCCTGTCCGACCGACGGTTAAGGATGAATTCATCATAGCACCAAGTCATAACCTCAGGCGTAAAGGTATGGAGAACCGATAGCTTAGGTGCGTCTCCTACCCTCACCCTTGCAATAGATTGGTTGTATGCATCCAAAGAGCAGACACTGGATTCGTCCATCCAAAGGTGACTAAGGTTAGCCCCCTTAAGTGAGGTTGGGATTTCTGCGGATCCTACATAGGTTGTGTGTCTGAAGTCTGGCAGATAGAATGTATGCTCTGATTTGTTGTATGTGTAGTCTATTTTAGATTTGTCAAGGAGTTCTGTAAACGTAGGAATGATGGTTCTCTTTGCCATTGGATACGAGGGACTTACCATCATGGACTGGAACCCTGCATTAATAGCACAAAGCTTTACAAACTCCGCTGCGCCTGCCATAGACTTACCACTTCCAAAGCCTGCAATCAATGCTTTCTCAAAAGCCTCTGATTCATGGAATTTCTCCTGGTGGGATGAGTTTGGAGCGTAATCTATAGTAATGTCTTTTATCATTTCTTAAAGCTCACTATGACCTCAGTATAGTTTTGAGTCTCAACCTTTTGCTTTACGTTTCCATAGACATCGTCTTTTATTGAGTTCCACGCTTGGACGTTCCCTTTTGTCAATACTTGAGCGATCATGGAGAGTGCCATTCTTTGTTCCACCGTGAGGACTTCTTCCTGACCAGTGATCGGGTTTTTTGTTTTGAGAGTCGCTTCGAGAAATTCACGTAGAACTGTGGAACGGTTCCGAACTCCTTTAGGTCTACCGCCTGTCGCACCTTGTCCCCAATCTCCTGGGTGTAACGTCCCGCCGTTTCTTCCTGGGTTTTTACTGGGTTTCATCTCGCTAACCTCATAAATTCACTTCTCGAATTTTCGTTTTCCATAAATATTCCTAGGAGCTTGCTTGTCGTGGTTTCCGCTGTCTTCTTTACCCCTCTCATTTCCATACATAGATGACGAGCTTTCAGAATAACCCCAACGCCTTTCGGGTTTAGTTCTTTCTGTATGAAATCGGCGATTTGAGTTGTGATCCTTTCCTGGTTTTGGAGTCTACGAGCGAACTTGTCTACTATTCTAGGTATCTTTGAAAGCCCGACGATTTTCTTGTTCGGAACGTAAGCGACACAAGCAGTTCCAAAGAACGGAAGTAAATGATGCTCACAAAGAGAATAGAAGTTTATGTCCTTTACGATAATCATTTCGTCATAGGATTCCTTTTCAAAGGTTGTGACGTTAAACTTGGTTTCGCCGAGAAATTCCCTCAAATACTTAATGTGTCTTTTCGGTGTCTCACGGAGTCCTTCCCTAGATATATCCTCACCCATAGATTGCAAAATCCTAGTCACGGCGTCTTCCGCTGGAAGTTCGTTCGCTTCCCAAGGAAATTCAATCCACTCAGTAGGTTTTTCATATAAAGCAATAAACGGTTTATCGAACCCCGCTTTGGTCTTGCCCGAGTCAATAATATCGTCCACTATAAGATCAGCAGTTTCAGGAGAGTCTACAACGGTTCCCTGGTTCAGTGATGCTAAAATAACCGCTGGCACAACTCCACCACGAGGAACACCGTAGAGTTTGAGACCTGGTTGAATTTTAATTTCCTTACACTTGGCGTATATGTCTTCGTAAGAGAGTTTCATCGAACGCTCCAAATTTTATGATTCTGTAGTGTCATCTTCCACTTAGGATTCTCAAGACATAAGGAAATGCAGTAGGACAGATTCGATTGATTTATTTTATCACCGTTCGACATAGGAGAAAGAAAGTAGTGTTCAGCTTCCACCGAAGGGTTGGGGATTCCTTTCCCCTGTGCTACGACATACTTCAGCTCGTTTACTTTTTTAAAGTTCTGTTTCAAAACGTGCTCGGCGACTTTTGGAGAGACGCAAATCCAGTCTAATTCGTAGTCTAGTTTCTTGCTCCCGTTGGTTTCGATTGCTTGCTTGTATCCCAGTTTCCGAAAATATTCCACCACCTCCTTTGTGAGTTGCAAACTTGGTTCGCCGCCCGTCCAGATAATCCACTTAGTTTTGAACGCCGAAATTTCTTTATATATTTCTTCTATACTTAGCTCACGGAAAGATTCAAACTCCGTATCGCAGAAATTACAAGTAAGATTGCAATTCGCCAACCTTATAAAGATAGACGGTTCGCCGATTCTTGCCCCTTCACCTTGGAGAGAATAAAAGATTTCATTTACTTTCATAGATTGCACTGCATTTCCTTGTTTCTTCAACTCGACATCTCAGTAAGGTGGTTCCCGTCCCTTCCAGAACCAACGGAGCAACGACCTCGACCAAATGCTTGGCTATGTTCTCCGCCGTAGGATTGAATGGAACCATAACCACACTTGAGTCGATTTCTTTTAACTTTGTGGCATCTGGATCGTTTTCCCAAACTAAAAATCTATGGTCATAATTATCTTCTAGCCAATAGCAAAGTTTTTCTTTTATAACCGAAAAGTCCAAAACCCTACCGAGTGAGTCAAGTTCTCCGTTTATGGTAAATGTCACTCTATAATTATGTCCATGAAGGTAGGCACATTTTGACTCATGCCCATAAACCCTATGCCCGCAACTTATATCGTGGTATCGTTCGGCTGTAATCATTTTAACCCTTCTTTGTAAAACTTTAATTGTTTACCAATACCAAGCCCTTTTATTGGCTTTGTTTGTTTGTTTTTTAATATCACTCTTAAATACTTGCAATAATTTTCTCCGCAAAGCCAAATAATTTCATCCTCTGATTTAATAAATTTTGATATATTTTGATAAACTTTGAACGCCCAAATTTTCTTTTCTTTTTCAGAAAAAGTATTTAAAGTTAAATCATAGTCTGTAATTATTTCATCAGGATTAATCGCTCCATACTTTGCCGATAAAATAATTATTTTATGCGATATTTTTTTGGCATAAGCAAATGATTTCTTAAATAAATTAGAGGTATAAATTTCGCTTGCTTTATGATTTCCTTTTTGTTTTTTTGAAACACAACTAACAAAAGCGATAATCATATCCAACCTTTTTCTTTTGCTTCATAAAATCCTTTAACTCTTAATTTGGTTGCTGGATTCGATTCATTACCCATTCCCCATTCGTGCATAGTCTCGTCTCCGTTATAGTCTGTCATGGTATCACGGATGATAATCTCTAAACATCCAAAGTCCTTCGCTAATCTCCAGGTCTCCGCTTTGGTTAAATACATGAGAGGCGTATGGATTCTGATATCTCCGATTCCAAGACCAAGTGATAAAGCGTTTTGTAGAGCGTCAATGGTGGTTCTACGGCAGTCTGGATAGCCTGAATAATCAGTTTGGCAGACACCCGTAACAATATCCGAAGCACCTATGTCTGCACAGTATGATCCCGCTATGGTTAAAAATAAAAGATTTCGACCCGCTGTAAAACTAGCGGGCAATGACTTATCCAAGTGAGACGGTTGATTATGATCCCCATGTTCGACAAGACTTGACTTTGCTAACAAACCTTGGACATTAAAAATTTTATATTCAACCCCCGCTTCTTTTGCAATTTTTGCCGCTTGTTCAAGTTCAATTTTGTGGCTTTGATTGTAGTCGAAACCTATTGCGTAGACTTCCTTGAAGTTTTGTTTAGCCCAGTAAAGACACGTTGTAGAGTCTTGCCCCCCGCTTAATAAAATTACAGCTTTCATAGATACTCCTCGGCGTATTTTGAAAATTTAATCCACTCACTAAAATTATGAAAGGCCACTTCATTCCCTTTTACTTTTTGCCCTTTTTTCCTTTGCACTTTATCCATTGTTCTCCCATTAAATAAATACACATGACCAAACTTATTTCCCGATAGCCAGGCAGTGCTGTCAACTGAGTGGAATCTATACTTGGCCATCCCCTCTAAATTGGTAAACCCAAGCCCGTGGACTCTACAATTATTTTTGTTTGCAATACTTAATAAATTACTGAATACAGGATACTCTGTTCTTTTTATTTCTTGTGTTACTATTCCGCCTACTGCCACATAACTATAGTCAGAACACATTTTTTTAAAATATTCTAAGCCCCTGCTTTTATGCCAAACGGGAATACATCGCTTGTTTGTTATTTTTTCTAGTTTTGCTCTAAGCCTTTCAACTTCAGTTAACCCAACGATAACATCTATGTCTAACTCAAAAAAATTGTCTACGTTATGGCGTTTTATAAATTCACCATAGGTTTCAATATACTTATCCCAGTCTACGCTTGAATTTTTTTTTGACGACATAAATGTAAAGGCACCGCTGTCCAATAAAAATCCCTTAAACTCTTTTAATAAAGGGAACATCCACTCTTCTTTCGAAATATAGTAAAAACTTTCCAGTGCGTATACTTGGTTTAATGGTATTATTTTTTGTTTGGCACCGATACCGCCGTGACCGTTTCCTATGCTGGCAATAAATATTTTCATCTTTTCGTTATACTCTATTCTACTATCGGACGCTGCTTGTTCTAAATAAATTTCCATGCTTAATTTAAAATTTTTTATTAAGTTCCCAGTAACGGCACCCGCTAAGAAAATTTTCATACACCAAGCAACCGAGCGACTATTTCTTCCTTCGTCCCATCGTATTCTTTAAAAGCCTCGGTCACTTTATCGTAATCCTCTTGGGTATATTCTAAAACTATTTTGCTTTTTGGTTCGGTCTTGTCTTTTGAGTCCTCAAAAAAACTATCAATGTCAACGCTTGACGCTTCTGGTACATATAGTCCCCAATCGTCTAATTCACTTAGATCAAAATCATTCGCAAGCATAGCCCAATCCCATTCTCCAAATCCTACGTTGTCCTTGATTATGAATTCTTTTTGTTGGTCTGGGGTTAGGTTGGATGCCCTGACTATATGGACTTCCTTTATGCCAGCATCCTGACAAGCTCTAAGTCTCATATTGCCACCCAGGACAATCATATCGTCATTGACTACGATTGGACGAATTTCAAGCATTTGAGGGAAGTCTAAGATTGATTGACGCAACTTTTTAAACTTATCGTCTTTTATCACCCTTGGATTAGATGGGTTTGGTTTTATATCTGAAATCTTTACAACTTCCAAGGTCTAGTTCCTGGATTCGTACAATGCCCTAGGCACGTCCATGTGGTATGCCCACATACCAAACTTGTGAGCCTTGAAGAACATTGCTTGCTCTATGGATTCTATTAGGCTCCGGATTTCAGGGTAACCAAGGGTCATAGGTGCTTGACCTCTTGCTTATCGAGGTTGAAGGCTTTTTTGATTTGAACCCCATCAATGCGGGCCGACATCTTTTCTAGTTCTGAATTTACAGATGACTGTAATAATTGCAAATCAAATGATAGTTTTTCTACGTTGTCAGATTTGTCTTTCTGGAATGCTTT